TCCACGATCCACCGCTTCGAACCCGAATAGATCCAGCGGTAGGGGTCTCCCATGCTCCTGAGCGTCGTGACTTGATAGCCATTACGAGATCCAAATAGTGCCTTCAGGCACGTTTGCTACTCCGGGATCAGAACCATAGACAACCCAAGCATTACGTACCGACGTAGATCCATAATAAATATTATTGGCGTAAGTATCGGTACTTGAGGCCGCAAGCAATCTAATAGCCTGAGCCGCAGGCACAGTGACTGTCAGGTCTTTTGCCGTAGCCGATTGAATAGTAGGCGTAGTACCTCCAACCGTGATGTTGGCATTTGCGGTGATAAGGCCACTGGCCGTAAGCGCCGCTGTAGAAGTGGCTCCGCTCACAGTAAGCGTGCTACTGACAGTCGTAACACCAAGAGCGGAGGTGCCGGTGCTGACCGTAAGGCCATTGCCAGCAGTAATGCTTGTTGTAGTCGATAGAGCACCGGTTACGACTACTGAACTGTTTACGCCAAGCCCGCTAGCGGAAGTCGTAAGTACGACGGCGTTAGATCCTGTTGTATTGATAGTAACGCCGGAGGAAGATGTGCTGATGGTTCCGGCAGTACCAGCAAGGGCTGACAGATACCCCGACAGGGTCGTTGTCCCAGTTACGGAGAGAGTGGAATTGAAGGTTGCTGGCCCAAACGAAAGAGCGCCAGTGGTGTTGTTGATAATGACACCGGTACCTGCTGACGCTGCTGTCGCCTTTAACTCAGATGTGGAGGCCCCATCAGAGATGCCCAAGTTGCTTGAAGCCGTTACTGTCTTGTAGGACGGGGCTGCACTAGTCGTTACTAGCAGTGATTTGCTGGTAGTGCTGTAGAAAACACGACCTTCATCTGCCGCAGATACGTTGCCGCTGACGCCGTCAAGAACACCAACGGTAGGAGTAGCCCCACTAACACGAACAATTGAACGCTCCTGCAACCACGTTGCATCAGCGTCTCGCCAGTTGTCTTGTAGGTCTACCCAATCGACATCACCGATGCCGCTGGAGGGAATTGTTGCAGACATTTAAAACTCCATCACACCGTAGGGAATAGGTCGAACACACGTTCATCAGAAGGTTGAGTCTCAATACCGGAGATCCCGATAATGATGTCCTGACGCATGCGGTCTTTAATTTGGAAATTACTAATTTCGTAGTACCGACCGTCGTAATAGATGATGTCATTAAGACGGTCATCCCACCAAGGTTTGCCATCGGGAGGGGTGTCCCATAGTCGCCCTCCATGTACTTCGGTGGCATCGATACCTGTTTCATTGATACTGCGAGCCGAGCAGGCAAACCTGATCCGCTGGGTGGGACGCCTACCTTCAGCAGAATATGTCTCTACGTCTTCGATCTGATCGACCCAAAGTACTGGGACGGCTACTCCGGGGAGATAGTTCTTACCACCCTCGTCGTATACGTCGTCGTAAGATGACTCAAGATCGAACTTGAACCAAATTACCGCTTCTCCAACCTTGTTCTGATAGCGGTTGAGTTCCTTGAAAATGTGCTGCGCTTCACGGCGAGTATCGATCACGGCGCACCGCCAGTACCGATGGTACCCCAGCCTCCATACCCGAAGTCCCATGATTCCGTGGTAACGCTCTGACCGTTAGAACTCCAAAAGGCTTCTTCGTCCTCAAACGGGGTGGCTTCTTCGGGGTCAATCATCGGTCGGATACGGATCGGCGGGCGTGGGTTATCGATTTCACGGCCACGATAAAGAGGTACGTAGCGGTTGGATAGTCGGGCGACACGGCGAAGCGTATGCATTTCAATCCGCTTGAGGCCGACGTTCAGCAGTGCAGCCTTATCGTCGTACCGCTTTTCCCAGTACTGGATAAGAGATTGGACCTGCTGGAAACGCTGATGAGCCGGAATGTTCATACCTTCAGGAGAGGCTACATCGATATCCGTAGCGAACTCGGCAAGAAGGGACCACAGAGCCTGAACAAGAGCACCAATACCCATGACTTCCACTTCAGCGCCGACAATAGACTGAAGATCCACGCCGGGGCGATGATGCATGTGCTCAGTGATAATTACATTTGAAAAGAATTCAAGATCCGAGTCAAGGAACCACTGGTAATACAGACCTGAGACGTAGACGCCGTCTTCGTAATCTGAGGGGTTGGGGATCTTCAGCAAACCATTACGGGCGTTGAGCACAAAGTCTGTAATTGCAGACTCATCGGTATTATTTACAACCGAAAGAGAATTAGGTTCTACAAAGGGATGCGGAAGGCGCAAAGTAGCGCCGACAGTAGCGAAATTGATCTCGAAAAAAGTTCCGAAATCTCTACTAAGTTGTCGGGCTACAGACGAGACTTCTGCCAGTGTGGTCATACACCTATAGTACCTTATGGTGCTCAGGTTCTTCGTAAGTATAAGGTTTAGCAGCCTGAACCTGCTCTAGGGCCTTCTTTAGAAGGATATTCTCAAGGTTTAGAGCCTTGTTCTGCTCCAGCAGTTCAGCGATTACGTCATTCAGATCTACGTTGATGTCCATCTTTATCCTCGTTTGCAACTGCCTTTAGGCAGGCCCAATACATTGTCCAATAGTCGCCATCGTCATCCAAATTCTGCATGAGATAGGCAACCTTCTCTACCATGTCCTTTGGCAGATCCACTGAAATAGTATCCATTATCACTGGTTGGCCTGCGCCTCTAAGGCGGCTAGACGACCGTTCAGTTCGTTGATACGTATTTCAAGCAGGTTTACGGCATCCACTAATTCATGGACTGCGTCTGCTGTCGCTACGTGACTTTCCATCCATGGGACGATCTCATTCTTTGACTTGTTGAAAGCAGCCTCAGCCGATTCCACGGACTGGGTATGGTTTGGATCTTTAGCGGCCTTCAATTCGGCGTAATTGGCGTACCCAAAGTTCTGAGCGTACCGGTCCTTGTCGAATTTTGACGCAGGCGTAAACCCTAGAATGTTAGGTGCCTGTCCCTTTTTGGGAAGTTTATTGAACTTCATAACCTCTCCTAGGTTTTTATAATGAAATTAAGAACAATGTACGGCTGTAGGTTGTTGTGGGACTGGGAGGCGTTTGCCGATTGATAATCGGTAAACTCCGAAGCAGTGGTTTGGTTGAAGTTAGAACCGGCCCCTGATGCAGCATTACAGGTACCGCTTGAGGTGTCGTTGTAATAGTCGCCGTATGAGTGGGTGTGGTTTCTAGTAGCGCTTTGAGCCGCTGTAAGTGTTTCGGTAGCAGTACCGCCCGTTGTATTGAGTGGTCTCCCGGCGCTGGCTCCATAAGGTACTCGGTTTGAGAGATTGGGAACAAGAAATGTTGGGGAAGAACTACCGAATGTATTACCGATGGCGCTGTATAGGGCCGGATACTTAGCGATGTCGTAGGCAGTACCATCGCAGTTCAACCAGCCTGTGGGTATTGTGCTACTGGTCCAAAGAGTAATAGTACCGGGCGGTATCTGTGTATTAGATGTGGAAATTGGCGAACCTACTAGTGGTCTACGCATCAGAACGCCCTCACAATAAAATTTAATGTGATATACGGTTGCATATTGTTGTGGGATTCAGCAGCGTTGGCTTCGGTGACCCCACCGGTTGTCTTACTATGATCTGCGAAACCGTTTAGAGACGAGTCAGTGCTGCCACTATTAGCAAGATTCGTGGCTTGAGCGTAATGGTCGGTGTAGTAGTGCCTATGTGAAGGTATACCGGTTTGGGCCGGTGTAAGGGTAACTGTCTCTGCCCCGCCTGTGGTGAATAGTGAGGAAGTTCCCCCAAGCGGTACACGGGATCTCATGTCAGGAAGATTCCCATAAGGATAAACGGCATAAAGGGCCGGATATGCCGCTTGTGTTATCGCAGTACCATCACACAATAGCCACCCTTTAGGGATTGTAGAAGAACCCCAAAGGGTGACAGAACCAACGGGAAGGTCTTGGATCTCATATGAAATAGGGCCGGGAGTAACGTCAGGCATCAGAACGCCTTAATGATGTAGTTAATAATTAAATACGGCATTCTGTTTTCATGGGAACTAGTGGCATCAGCACTTGTATAGCCTGTATATCTACCGGCATCAGCGCCGTTGTAATCGGAATACACAGCGCTTCCTGCTTCAATTGCGGAAGATGTGGTGGCGTATACGTCAGTAGTAGAGTGCCTATGAGAGGGCATACCTGACTGTGCTGCGGTAAGAGTTACTGAGTCGACTCCCCCTTTTAGCCCTAAGTCGGTTCCTACAGTCGCTCCGGGTCCTACAGGAACCACATTTCGTAGATCGGGAACTGCGAAATTGGCACCAGTAGTACTTCCATAAGTAACGCTAACAACGGAAAACAGTGCCGGATACAAAGTTCTTGTGTATGTACTGCCGTTACATAGTAGCCAGCCGGTAGGTGCTGTAGTCCCTAGGTACATGACGATTGTACCGACAGGAATACTGTCAGGAAGATTAGAAGCGTACTGACCTACTTGCAGACTGTCCATAACTATCAGGTAATCGTGTGAACATATCCGTGAATGGTGATGACGTTGGCGGTACCAGCAAAGGCCCGCACGACCAACGGAGTGGCGTTGCCCTTGATTAGAAGGCCGGGGGCGACAAGGACAAGGCCCGATTCGGGCTGTACCGTCACTTCAATTTCATCGTCAGGAGACGTGGTCCCACCCCATTGGACTGTCAGTTTTACCGCCGCCGTAGCGGACGAGTTAACTGCATACAGCCAAATCTCATGAATATGAGCAGCCGTCGATGACCCGGTATGGATCGTCGTGCCAGCGCTAGCCGTAGCGGCGACCTTGATGCCTCGGCCATCAGTAGAGCCTGACAAGATTGTTTTAGCAAATGTAGCCATTTTTACCTTCCGAAGATTATGGCAGCCAAGATATTCTGATCGCTTTCAGTAATTATACCTTCGCCCTGATATCCCTGATATCCCTGAGTACCTTGAGTACCTTGAAAGCCCTGAGTACCTTGGTTGCCCTGAGTTCCCTGAAAACCTTGGTTGCCCTGAGAACCTTGATACCCCTGATTGCCTTGCGTTCCTTGGTTACCTTGTGAGCCTTGGACTCCTTGATACCCCTGATTACCTTGAGGTCCGGTATCACCTTGTGGTCCCTGTGCGCCAGTAGAGCCTTGGGTTCCCTGCGTACCTTGGTGACCTTGAACTCCTTGGGTTCCCTGAGTACCCTGATGTCCCTGCGGACCTTGGGCACCGGTATCGCCTTGTGTACCTTGAGCACCGGTACTACCCTGCGCCCCAGTAGCCCCTTGGTGACCTTGATTACCTTGTGCGCCAGTAGAGCCTTGTGGTCCGGCGAGACCTTGGGGACCGATATCTCCCTGAGGACCCTGAGCACCAGTTGATCCTTGAAAACCCTGTGGCCCTTGCGGCCCGGTATCACCCTGCGTACCCTGCGTACCCTGAGCGCCGGTATCTCCTTGAGTACCCTGATACCCTTGAACGCCTTGGGTTCCCTGATTACCTTGGAAGCCCTGAGGACCTTGTGCACCGGTAGAACCTTGAGGACCATCGTCTCCTTGGGGGCCTTGTGCGCCGGTCGCACCCGTAGCACCCTGCGGACCCTCATCACCTTGTGGGCCTTGGTCCCCCTGATTGCCTTGCGTTCCTTGCGGTCCCGAGTCCCCCTGAGATCCTTGTGCACCAGTTGAACCTTGAGGACCCTGAACTCCGGTATCTCCTTGGAAACCTTGGGGACCATCGTCGCCCTGATGCCCTTGCGTGCCTTGATAGCCTTGATGACCTTGTGACCCTTGTGCCCCAGTGAGGCCCTGTGGTCCGTCATCTCCTTGAGGACCCTGCGGACCTGTATAACCCTGAGGACCTTGTGCTCCTTCAGCGCCTTGGAATCCCTGAACACCATCAGAACCTTGTGGCCCTTGCGATCCCGTAGAACCCTGATGTCCTTGGAATCCCTGTGGTCCGTCGTTACCTTGGAAACCCTGAGGCCCCGTGTCACCCTGAGGACCAGTCTCACCTTGAGGACCAGTCTCACCCTGCGGTCCTTGTGAACCGGTACTGCCTTGCGGTCCTGTATTACCTTGTGATCCAGTGTCACCCTGAAAGCCCTGTGGACCGGTATCACCTTGGGACCCTTGGGGTCCTTGGGCACCTACATTTCCTTGCGCCCCGGTGTCGCCTTGATAGCCCTGAGTACCTTGAGCGCCCTGTGGCCCTTCAATTGTGCCTACGTTGTCCCAGTTGGAGCCGTCCCATACATAGAGGTCGCCATCGACAAGATACCCGTCACCGAGAGAGCCGGTCGGGTGGTCTGCGATAAGAGAGGCGTAATCGGGATACGAGCCGAGGATAGTTACAGAAGTACCGTCGTTACCTTGGTAGCCCTGAGGGCCTTGTACACCCTGCGTTCCTTGATCACCTTGGAACCCTTGAGGTCCTTGTGCTCCAGTATCACCTTGAAACCCCTGAGTACCTTGGGGTCCGGTGTCTCCTTGGTTTCCCTGAGTCCCCTGAACGCCTTGTGCTCCTTGTGCTCCTTGGTAACCCTGATTTCCTTGGGTTCCCTGTGGTCCTTGAGGACCGGTATCCCCGGTGCTTCCCTGTACACCTTGGTTACCCTGCGGACCACTTAGGCCCTGAGGTCCTTCGGAACCTTGAGCGCCGGTTACGCCTTGAAAACCCTGATGACCTTGGACGCCCTGAGGACCCTGTTCTCCGGTGTAGCCCTGATTGCCTTGGGAACCAGTGCTTCCCTGAACGCCTTGGTGTCCCTGATTTCCTTGGGCACCCTGAGGACCGGTATCACCTTGATACCCCTGAGGACCGATGTCACCGTCAACACCCTGATGACCTTGTACACCCTGAGCGCCTTGGAATCCTTGGTTACCTTGTGCACCGACAGATCCCTGTGAACCTTGCGAACCTGTGTCGCCCTGAAAACCTTGGTTTCCCTGAGGGCCTTGATATCCCTGATGGCCCTGAAAGCCTTGGGCACCAGTAGAACCAGTTAGACCCTGAACACCTTGATGTCCTTGGTTTCCCTGATATCCCTGTACACCCTGATTGCCTTGGTTGCCCTGAGGACCGATCTCTCCTTGGAAACCTTGAAACCCTTGGTTGCCCTGAGGACCGGTATCACCTTGATACCCTTGTACTCCTTGGGGACCGGCATCTCCTTGGTTACCTTGTGTTCCTTGAAACCCTTGGTAGCCCTGATTTCCTTGGTAGCCCTGCCAACCTTGGGGACCCGTTTCCCCCTGAAAACCTTGCGAACCAGTATTACCTTGCGGACCCTGCTCGCCTTGTTCCCCCTGAACGCCTTGGACGCCCTGAGGACCTACGTCGCCTTGGAATCCCTGATGCCCTTGTACGCCATCAACGCCCTGATGGCCTTGAGCACCTTGAGCACCTACGTCGCCTTGTACGCCGGGTCCACCTTGTGAACCCTGAGCACCTACGATTCCTTGGTTGCCCTGATATCCCTGATATCCACGGCTTCCCTGTGGGCCTTGGGCACCAGTCGTTCCCTGCGATCCTTGGTTACCTTGAGCACCTTGGTTGCCGGTATAGCCACGAGGACCTTGGGTCCCCTGATTCCCTTGGAAACCTTGTGCTCCTTTTACGCCCTGATTACCTTGAGCGCCGTGCTGACCTGTGTCACCCTGATGTCCCTGAGGACCACGGGAACCCTGCTCACCCTGTTGACCTTCGGCCCCCTGCGCCCCCTGAGCACCTTGTGCCCCCTGATTGCCTTGAGGACCACGAGGACCCGACAGCGGGGCAGAGATCGTCCCAACGCTGCCGGTCTGAGGACCGGGTGTAATAATAATTTCAGCGGGCTGCTGTGGGTTGATCTGAGCCGGTGAGTTATTCGTTACCGGAATGATTTCCATGAGTTACTACCTCACGGTCCACTCAGTAATGATCCTTGCCTTGCCCCGCAGGTGGGTCTTTACGACATCATCAACAGTACGTGTCTGTAGATCCCACCGATACCAGTTGCCGGGAAGGATAAGAGAACTATCAGTAGCCGGAAGCGTAAGCGTTACACGGGTAGCCCAACGCTCAGCGTCATCGGCATCAAACCCCTGAATCAGTTCAGAAGTAGTATCGAATTCGGCAACTATGCTGTTGCCACGCCACCACTTGTATTGGTACCCGTAAGCGGGGACCCAATAGTCGGCAGCATATGTCGAATAGATATATGGGTTACGGACCTGAGCAGACCAAGTGGTCTCTACCCATTCCGGCTGGTCAACCTCTTCAGGGTTGACGTGGGTCCAGTTAACATCAGTAAATAGAAACTGGAATTCGGCAGTATCACCTTGAACCCACTCAAGGTTGTACGCCTCAGGTAGAAGGCTTGCGGTATTAGAAGAAGTAGAAGTTGTCATATCCGTAACTCCAGCGAACCCAGCGGGGGGCCAGTTAGACCCATCGGCAGCAGCAGATGCTCCCAAGGGGTAGGGAACAGTCTCATTCTGTTCAGCAAATACTTCTGCTGACGCAGTCACGGTGTTTGGTACGTATGACCCAACTCTATAAACGACGGGTACGGTCGCCATTGTCTTTCCTCCTACATCTTAATGTAGAAGTAAAGACTCAAAGAAGGTGGCTTGAACGATACGGGTTGCCCGTCACCTACAGCCCTATGTTCAGGAAGGGTGTGGGTATGGCCGCTATGGGTTGACGTAGCCGAAATGACGTGGGTGTGGTTAGACACAGACCCAATGGAGTGCTGATGTCCACCAGCAGCAGTGATTGAGACGTTTGCGTACCCCACGGTTGAATGGGGGCTGGGGATGGTGTGATAGGTATGACTGGCATCAACAAAGATGATGTCCATACAACTATCCGCTGGCCCAAGGGTAGCGACCATCGGGAAGCCCTTATCCCAGTCGTGGATATGCCCATTATCAACAGCAGTATGGGTATGGGAACCAGCCGACCCAATAGAGTGGGTGTGACTACCACCGCCATCGGTAGACCCACTGTGACTATGACTTCCACCGCTCTCGGTAGAAGTTGCTGAGGCGTCCTGATGTCGGTGAGATGGGAGATTCGACGTTGAGATAGTTACATCGACGGAGCCGGTGTCGTCCAA